AAAATAAAATATTATAATCTTTCTTTATCTTCAAAAGACCCATGGCATAAACATCCTTTAAAAAATAGTTCTATAGGCGCTAAAATATCGGCCGCTAAAAAAGGCAAAAAAACTGGTCCATGTAGTCCGGAAAAAGCTAAAGCTATTTCTGAAGCAAAAAAGAAAGCATTTGCTGAACGTGGTGGTATGTCAGAAGAGCATAAAGAAAAACTCCGACAAGCAAAATTAGGCAAAAAACTTTCGCCTGAACACAGAGAAAAAGTAATACAAACTTTGGGAAAAACAGAAGAATGGAGAGCATCAGTTTCTGCTGCATCTAAGAAAAGATGGGCTAAATATCGAAAAAATAAAGAAAACCTAAATACGATTGAAAGAATCCCATAAACAAGGGGACGAGAAACTTGGGGAGCTTCGGCTCCCCTTTTTTCATATAAATAGTTGAAAGGAGTTAATATGACAGCAATATCTAACACACCAGTAAACAAAAACTTTCTTTCTCCTCTTAATTTTAAGTTCTTGTTGAAGAGAGCTCCTCATGTTAATTTCTTTATTCAAAAAGTTAATATTCCTTCTATAGAATTACCTCCTCCTAATTTTCCAAATCCCATGGTAAATATTCCTTTACCAGGCGAACACTTAAAATATGGCACATTAGAGATATCTTTTAAAGTTGACGAAGACTTACAAAATTATCTAGAAATACATAACTGGATTAAAGCGTTGGGTAAGCCGGAAGATTTTGAAGGATATAAAAATCTTCAAGAACAACCTCAAGTAACTGGGGACGGCATATATTCTGACATAACTTTATCTATTTTGTCAAGCACTAAGATGGCAAATTATGAAGTTAATTTTGCGGATTGTCATCCTATCGTCCTTTCTGGTTTTCAGTTTAATACTGTTGATACTGATGTTAACTACCTATCTGCGGAAGCAACATTTAAATACACTTATTATGATATAGTCAATATATAATACTTTACTTTTTCCTTAAAATATAATATGATAGTTTAATTTGAAAGGAAGAATATGAAGATAGAAGAGATATTCGAACAGTGGGAACAAGATTCTAAAATAGATAAAACAGAGCTCGGGGATGCAGCATTAGACATCCCTAAACTCCATCATAAATACTTTCAGATATTAGTCAATGAAAAAATGCAACTCAGAAAATTAGAGGCTGAGTTTAAAAGATTAAAGTTGGATAAGTATGAGTTTTTCACTCAAGGTCCAAACGAAGACACGAAAGACAAAGGTTGGAAACTTCCACCAAAAGGTATGATCCTCAAAGGAGATATACCAATGTATATGGAAGCTGATGAAGATATAATTAATATATCGTTAAAGATTGGTCTTCAACAAGAAAAAGTAGAACTATTAGATTCTATTGTTAAAACAATCATAAACAGAAATTTCGTCATTCGTAACGCTATTGATTGGCAGAAATTCACTATGGGAGCGTAATGAAAGAAATAGTTCAAGTAGAAAAGCATGACGAAGTTTATGTAAAAATTAAAGCTGAACCAGGAATCATGATGGAGATGAGTGAGTTCTTCACATTCTCTGTTCCTGGCGCAAAGTTTATGCCTGCATATCGTTCAAAGTTTTGGGATGGTAAGGTTAGACTTCTTAATGTTATGAACGGTTTATTATATTCTGGATTGCTTTCATACGTTGAAGATTTCTGTCAAAAAAGAGAATACGAAATAGAATATCTTTCGGATTTTTCTACTAAAGAATTTTCTCTTAAAGAAGCAAAAGATTTTATTCTAAATATAAAACCTACGATGCAACCAAGAGATTATCAGTTGGATGCATTCGCTCATGCTGTGAGGGAAAGACGTGCATTGCTCCTTTCTCCCACAGCCTCTGGTAAATCCTTTATCATTTATTTGCTTGTGAGGTATTATGCGAAACGCACTCTTATTATTGTACCAACTACTTCTTTGGTTAGTCAGCTTGCTAGCGATTTTACTGATTATGGTTTTGAATCCGATCGTTTTGTTCATCGTGTGTTCGCTGGACAGGATAAGGGAACAACAAAACCAATCACCATTACCACTTGGCAAAGCATATACAAGTTACCTAAAGAATTCTTTGATTCGTTTGATGTTGTCATCGGAGACGAAGCTCATCTCTTCAAAGCAAAATCTCTTACTTCTGTACTTACTAAACTATCCGGATGCCGCTACCGTTTTGGATTTACCGGAACATTGGATGGTACTCAAACCCACAAGCTCGTTCTTGAAGGGCTCTTCGGACCAGTCAGAAAAGTAATATCTACAAAAGAATTAATAGATAAAAAACATCTAGCAGAATTTAATATCAAAGCTATAGTTCTTTCTTATCCTGACGATATAAGAAAGATGGTTATTCGTTCTGCTAATTATCAGTCTGAATTAGATTATCTTGTTGCTTGTGAAGCAAGAAATAAATTTATTAAAAACTTAGCATTATCGCTAGAAGGAAATACTCTTATTCTTTATCAATATGTTGAAAAACATGGAGTTGTTTTAGAAAAAATGTTAAAGGATAATAATCGTTCTGTATATTTCGTTTCCGGTTCTGTTGATGGAGAAGAAAGAGAAAATATTAGAAAGGTTGTTGAAAATGAATCTAATGCTATTATTGTCGCTAGCTTTGGTACTTTTTCTACCGGAGTCAATATTAAGAATCTCCATAACATTATTTTTACTAGCCCAAGCAAGTCTCGTATACGGAATCTCCAATCAATTGGTCGTGGATTACGTAAGTCTGATACGAAAAGTTCTGCTACCTTATATGATATAGCGGATGATATGTCTTGGAAAAGTAAGAAGAACTTTACGTTACTACACTTTATGGAAAGAGTTAAAGTATATAACGAAGAGAAGTTTAAGTATAAAATCTATAAGGTAACATTGAATATATCATCGTGACAACAATGATTATACCCACAATAATTGAAATAGGCAAGGATTAAATTATGATCGAAGGAAAAGTTGTTAAAAAAAGAAAAACCAATTACATCAATAACAAAACTCTTTACGGAGCGATGATACATTATAAAAACGATTTACAACACGCTCTTGAACATGATGCAGACAAACCTCAAGTACCAAACTACATTGGCGAATCTATTCTTTTAATATGTAACAATCTAGCGAAGAAACCGAACTTCTCTGGATATACATATAAACAAGATATGATTTCCGATGGAATTATGGATTGTATATCGGCAGTTGACAATTTCGATCCAGATAAAACGAATAATCCTTTTGCCTATTTTACACAGATTGCTTGGAACGCTTTTCTCCGCCGAATACAAAAAGAAAAGAAACAGACTTATATTAAACATAAGAATTTCGAGAACTCCCATTTATTCTCTGAGATTTTTGAAGACGCTAATCATGCTATGCATTTGAAATCAAACGATTATTCTTCTGATATCGTGAGATCGTTTGAAGATAAGTTGACTAAAACGAAAAAACAGAGTAAACTAGTTGGAGTAGAAAAATTTTCAGAGGTAGAAGAAAATGAAGAATGAACATCTAGTTCCTGTTATAGTGCAGGATATTGTAAATAAATTAAACGACAAGAACGTTCGAGAAAACGAGAGAGCGAATCTTTTGCTTAGACTTGACGCTATTCGTGATTATGTAACAGCTGCTGTAGTGAAGGCAAATCAAAAGAATGAAAATCGCTCTTATAACTGATAGTCATGCTGGCGTCAGAAATGATTCTCCTGCATTTCACGATTACATGAAAAGGTTTTATGATGACATTTTTTTCAGATATCTCGATGAACATAATGTTACCACTGTCGTTCATTGTGGGGATATCGTTGACCGTCGTAAGTATATTAACATTAATACTGCTTATCGTTTACGGAAAGACTTGATAGAGCCAGCAATAGAACGTGGTATAACATGGCATCAGATTATTGGTAATCATGACACTTACCATAAGAATACTAATAAAGTTAGTTCTTTTATAGAACTTTTTAATAGATATCCAATAAATATATATTACGAAACAACCGAAGTAATGTTCGGTGATTTGAAAATTCTTTTGGTCCCTTGGATCTGTGATGATAATAGAGAGCATTCCTTCAAATTAATAAAGGAAACAGATGCACAGATTGTTTTCGGCCATCTGGAATTACAAGGGTTTGAAATGTTTAAGGGATCAATCATCTCTCATGGCGACGATCCAAGTTTGTTTGGACGTTTTGATATTGTTTGTTCTGGGCATTTTCATCATCGCTCAAACCGTGGTAATATTCATTATCTCGGTTCTCCTGCAGAGTATACTTGGTCTGATTATAATGACCCACGAGGGTTTCATATCTTTGACACAGAAACGAGAGAAATAAGATTTATTGAAAACCCATATAAAATGTTTCATAAATTTTGGTATAATGATGGCGATACAAATTTTGTAGATTCAAAGATTGACTATTCTCAATTTTCAGGTAAAATAATAAAGATTATTATTACGGAAAAGAATAATCCTTATTGGTTTGATAGGTTTATTGAGAATATAGAAAAGAACAATCCTATCGATATCCAAATAGTAGAAGATCATCTAAATCTTAATCTTGAAGAGGATCAAGATATTGTAGATGAAGCTGAGAGCACTATCGATATCTTTAAAAAGTATATTCGCAACACAGAGTCTAAAGGTCTTAATAAAGAAAAACTAGAACAAAAGATTGTTGACCTATATCATGAAGCATTAACATTGGAGTAAATTATGCCATTTCGTTGTATTGTATATACTTTAATTATTATTGGTTCTATTGTGTATTATTATGCACAAACTGATAAATGTAAAGATGCAGGTGGTGTGTATGCGTTCAACGTTTGCGTAAATCCATCGGCAGTCGTTGAGATGGATTAATGCTTTATTTTAAGAAGTTAAGATGGAAAAACTTTCTTTCTACAGGAAATGTATTCACAGAGATCGATCTGTGTGGAAAAGATACAACCTTAATTATCGGAACAAACGGCGCTGGAAAATCTACTATTCTAGATGCGTTGACCTTTGGTCTTTTTGGTAAACCTTTTCGAAAGATCAATAAACCGCAGCTAGTAAACACTATATCAAACAAAAATTGTGTAGTTGAAGTAGAGTTTTCTATTGGTTCTGTTAATTATAAAATCGTTCGTGGTATCAAACCATCTATTTTTGAAGTTTATCAAAACGAAAATCTTTTAAATCAATCAGCTGAAACAAAAGATTATCAGGAACTTTTAGAAAAACAAATTCTTAAAGTCAATCATAAATCTTTTAATCAAGTAGTTGTTCTTGGTTCAGCCACATTTCAACCTTTTATGCAGCTATCTGCTTCTCAACGCAGAGAGATTATTGAGGATCTATTAGAACTTAATATCTTTACTGTTATGAATAGTCTGTTAAAAGATAAAATATTAATTAATAATTCTAACATAGAAGATTGTGTAAATAGTAAAAAACTGTTAGAGTCTAAAATAGAAATGACTCAACAACATATGAAAGAATTACAAAATAATAATGAAAAAGTAATTGAAGAAAAGAAATCTTTGGTTACAAAGACTGAGAATCAAATAAAAGATTATCAAACCAAACTTAATAAGCTATCTGTAAAGATAGAATCTTTAAAAGAAAACATAACCGATGAATCAAACATATCCAAGAAGATCAATAAATTATCGCAACTACGGCACCAAATCAATGCGAAGGTTAAGATTCTCAATGAGAACATTGAGTTCTTCAGCAGTCACGACAGCTGTCCGACCTGTGGTCAAGATATCGAAGAGCGGTTTAAACATAAATGTATTGATGAAAATAAAACGAAACTTATTGATATTGAGTCAGGTCTCGTCAAACTTTCTGAAGAATACAATTCTACCAACGAAAGATTAAACGAGATAATGGAAATTATCTCTGAAGTTCGTAAACAAGAAATGGAAGTTTTAGAGTTAAAAACAAATATCAAATCTCTTACTAATCAAATTGATCAATTCAATCAAGAGATTGCTAACATCAAAGGTTTTAACTCAGATATATCTTCTGATAATAAGATTGTTGAGTTTGAAGAAAATCTAAAAAATGTAGAAAAAGATTATAATAAATTAATTGAAGATAAGCATTTGTTTATGGCTGCAGGCGTGTTGTTAAAAGATAGTGGTATTAAATCTAAAATTATCAAACAATATATACCTGTGATCAATAAACTGATTAACAAATATCTTTCTTCTATGGATTTCTTTGTATCGTTCGAACTTGATGAAAACTTTAATGAAACAATCAAGTCAAGGTACAGAGATAACTTTACTTACGCTTCTTTCTCTGAAGGAGAAAAACAGAAGATTGATCTTGCGTTATTGTTTACATGGAGAGCGGTAGCAAAACTTCGTAATTCAATCAATACAAATCTTTTGATTATGGATGAAGTTTTTGATTCTTCTCTTGATCAAAACGCCACCGATTATCTTATGAACATTATATACGATGTGGCTAAAAATAATAATGTGTTTATCATTTCACATAAAGAACATATGAACGAGAAGTTTACTAACGTGTTAAAGTTTGTTAAATATAAAAACTTCTCTAAGATACAGGATTAAGTTATGGAATTAAATGATCAACATCTATTAGAAGAATGCAAACCTTTTGATTTTTCGCATCCACCTTTCGATCCAATAGAGTTTGCTCAAGAACTAGTTAAGTTCATGCACGAAAAAAATGCATTAGGAGTAGCAGCTAACCAGGTTGGAGTACCTTATCGTATTTTCGCTATGAGAGGACATCCAGAAAACTTTGTTTGTTTTAATCCTAGGATTACACAGCCGAGTGAACAAACTATCGTTCTAGAAGAAGGATGCTTGTCTTATCCTGGATTATTAGTTAAAATAAAACGACCTGAATTTATTCGTGTGAGATTCTCTACTCCTAATGGAGATACCATGACTAAACAGTTCATTGGTATGTCCGCTAGAGTATTTCAACACGAGTATGATCATCTAGAAGGTAATCGTTTCTATGATAAAGCCAATAGATTTCATAGAGACCAAGCAATGAGGAAATGGAGATCGTGAAATATTTTTCGTTTGACAAAATCAATGATATGGTTTATTATATGAACAAGTTCGAACAAATTTTTCAGTTCATGGTTGTTATGTTCGTAATTTATTTCTTCGTGAAAGTTTTTATTCTATTGGATAAGTGATGAACATTTTCTATATCAGCGATAACCCTGTTCAAGCTGCTCATTGGATGGTAGACAAACACGTTGTCAAGATGATTCTTGAGAGCGCCCAGCTACTATCTACTGCACATCGATTGCTTGATGGTGAAGAATATATTGGTGAAAGTGCTACAGGTAGAAAAGCTAAAAGATGGAGACTACATGACTCTCGTGAACCAGTTGTTTATTCAGCTACGCATATTAACCATCCAAGTTGTGTCTGGACTCGCAGCAGTGTCGAGAATTATAATTGGTTGGTAGATCATTTCTTTGCGCTTATGGAAGAATACACCTATCGGTATGATAAAGAACATAAGTGTTTTGGTGAACTATCTTATATGCTGCAGTCTCCTCCCAAAAATCTTAAAGATTGGGATATGACTCCTATGCCATCCGCTATGGATGATAAGTATAAAATATCAGAAGACGCATTGATCAACTATCGTAATTATTATATTTACGGTAAAGAAAGAATGCATAAATGGACTAGACGTGAGCCACCAGAATGGATCTTAAACCAACAGTCGTAATAGACGATGTAATACCAGAAAGTTTACAGACAGAATATCAAGACCTTATAATGTCACAAAGGTCTTGGTTTTTCGTAAAGGATATGTCATATTCTAGAGGAGAACTGAAGTATCCTTCTTTCGGTTTCAATATGTTATTCAAACATCCTGATCAAGGCATATTGTCTCATTTATATGAAGCTGTTTCTGTTCCTATAATTAATTGTTTATTAGAAAAAGAAAAACTAGATATAAAAGATATCTATTTTAATAGAGCGTTTCTTCAATTACCGTTATCAGAAAAATTTTATAAAGGTCAGAATGGTTTACATGTAGACTTAGCAGAGCCACATTATGCTTGTGTTTATTATTTAAACGACTCTGATGGCGATACAATTATAATGGAACAATCTACTATAGATACACAACCAGGATCGCAAGGAGTAGATGTAAAAATACATCAAAGGGTTACGCCGAAAAAAGGTAGAATGGTCGTGTTCGATGGTAGAAGATACCATTGTTCGAGCCAACCAACACAATCTTATCGTGCAATAATAAACTTTGACTTAGTATAAAGGATATAATATAATGTCTAATATGTATCAAGATGTAAAAGAATTTCAAACAGCAGTAGGACAGAATGTAGGAGAAACGCCAGCGTTTCCTGACGGACCAGAACGTGCATTACGTATGAAACTTCTTGAAGAAGAATTTAATGAATATCAACAAGGCGAATATAAGAATGACTTGGAAAACATTGCTAAAGAATTGGCTGATATTATTTACATTGTGTGTGGCACTGCTGTATCCTATGGAATCCCTCTTGACAAAGTATTTGACGCCGTCCATGCGAGCAACATGGCAAAACTAGTTGATGGTAAACCAGTTCGCCGTGCTGATGGTAAAATTTTAAAACCAGAAGGTTGGACTCCTCCTGATATTAAAACCGTTCTTTATGGGAGTAAATGATGGTTAGACGTATAGTCGCTAAAACTAAAATTGATTGTGAAGATCTATTAGGTCAATTTGTTGACGAAACTCATTATGATAAAGTAATTACATCAGATACAGACTGTTATATGCCACCGCTTTGTGACGTTGTTACTAAAGCAGATTGTGCTATGAATGATTGTGATACATGTGAAAAAGGTAATGATGAATTACGTATTGCATTTAAGTTTCGTAAGAACTTCTTTACTAAAGAAGAATGTGATCAAGCATATGCAGGTCTAAGAGAAGCAGCAACTGAATCTCAGAACCGTGGTCTAGCAGCTGGTCCTCGTGGTGATATGCTTGCCACTGAAGGACGTGGTGGTAGAGATTGGGTTACACCATATCAAAATGAAATGTTACGTTTTCTTATGAATGATAACGCCAATTTAGAAGGATTTACTGACGAATTTGAAAACACTACTGTAGAAAGTATTCGTAAGAAATATGAAAATGGCGGAACAAAAGGTATTGATGAGACACGTGGAACTGTTTGGTTACGATCAGAAGTAACTAAAGTATACCCAGAGTATCATGGTTGGTTTGATAAGTGGGTTGATGGATTATCTAACAAGTCAAAAGAAGAAGTTATTGTAGAAGCGAAAATGGTTGTGGAAAAATGGGCTTCTACTACTAATTACGCTAAGTCTGTTTTTTCTGGAGTTGCAGGTTGGTATGACCGATATCCTAGAATTCCTTATGGAAGACCTACAGCATATACTGAAAGTTGTCCAGAGTTATTTGCCAAATCATATCCGTTTCTTCAATCATTGAATAGAGGTTTCAAAGAACTTCTGCCATGGCGTTGGGGTAATCAGAAAGAGGCAGCAGATAAACTTGATCCTCGCTTCCTTGTTCCTGAAACAGTATTTACTACAATCACTGTTAATAAAACTTTTCGAACTGCATGTCATAGAGATGCTGGTGATCTAGATTCAGGTCTATCAAATCTACTTGTTCTTGGTTCTGGTGAATATACTGGAGGGTATCTTGTCTTCCCTGAGTATCGTATCGCTGTCGATGTTCGTCCTGGTGATCTTCTACTGGTCAACAACCACGAGATTATCCATGGCAATACTCCTATCGTTCTTAACAATCCTGATGATTCTACTTGCGAACGTATTTCTGTAGTTTGTTATTTTCGTGAAAAGATGCTTGAACTCAAGTCTTATGACTATGAGATGCTTCGTCGTCAGTTTGTTGATGAACGTAGATTGAATAAATCTCATCGCCTACAACGCCCATTGTGGAATGGTGTTTCTCCTGGCATGTGGGAAGAGAAAGAATGGTATGATTATCTCCATGCTCATAATATGAAAGATCCCTATGGTAAAGCGGAATTAGCAACTCTAGAAGATTTTTTCTAATGTGTGGTGTATTAGGTATAGCTATAAAGAAACCGAGCGAACAAGAATTTGATCTTGTTCGTCAACTTTTTATTCAATCAATGATTCGTGGTAAACACGCCACTGGAGTTTCGTATGTAAAGGATAATAAGGTTCATACAATTAAAGAACCTATTCCTGCAAATCAGTTTATAGAAAAACAAAATTTACAAGATTGGGTAAATGAAGACGGCAATCTTTATTGTATTGGTCATGTTCGATATTCTACTAGCGATCTTGCTTACAACCAGCCAATGGCTACCGAAGAACTTTCCATTGCACATAATGGCGTTATCTCTCAAGAACCACCAGAAACTTGGAAAGAAACATATGGGTATGAAACAGAAACAAAGAATGATTCTGAATTAATTCTAAGATGTTTAGAGAACAATGAGAAACCTTTAAAGAAATTTGTTCCCTCTAGTATGTCAGTTTGTACAATTGATAACAATAAAATAATTACTGCGTTTCGTAACGAGGCAAGACCCCTGTATAGGTTCTTCAGTAGTAATAAAATAATCTTTGCTTCTACAGAAGATATTTTAAAAAGAAGTAAAATACAAGATGCTGGAAAAACTCCTATGTATGAAGTTTTTACAGTTGATAATTTTCATGTAACAGGTTATAATAGCTATAGTCGTAATCACTTAGCAGAGGACTTACAATGACGTATGATCCTAAAACATTCACATGGGGTTTTGAAATGGAAGTGGGGGATGTTGATCGTCGTCTCCCGCTTCCAGAACATTTGGGTAAGTGGGAGTCGTCTGAAACTGACGTAGTGAATCTTAATCCACCTTATCGTGGTATCGCTTGCGATCCTCTTGGTATTGAACCACCATTCGGAGGAGAGATTAATGTTAGACCAACAAAAACTTGGCAAGAACAAGTCAATCGTATTTTTGAAATACTTGATTTTTATAAATCGCATGGTAACAATCCTACTAGCAATTGCATTTCTCATAATCATATTCACGTATACGTTCCAGGTTTGAAAGAAGATGTTCCTGCACTAAAACGGTTGATTGCTTATATTAGAGATAATCAGCATGTTGTTGTTGACCGTGTTCATGGATTTAGATTGCATCCGGATATGGCTTCTACAAAGACAGCAAAGACTTATCTTAAATTAGATTGTGGTCGTTTGATGCCTGATTATATGGCCGCTAACATTATTAATCTTACAAAAGACTTTGAACATTTTATTAAGTTACATGCGGCGGGTAAAGATGGTGTATCAATGGGTCGCCCTTTCCGTTATGCAATTAATACATATTGTATGAAACATACTGGAACAATTGAGTTTCGTTGTTTCCGTAATTCATATGATCGTAGAGAATTAGAAGATTCGTTTAGATTTGTTGAAGCGTTTATAGATGCTGCTCTTAATGATGGTCCGGATGTTTTACAAATTCTCTTAGAAGGGGATTACAAGTTTCCGGAATTAAAATATGATCATGGAATCTATACATCATGGGAGAAAACAAAATATGGTAAAGAACGAGGAAAAAAATCTAGAGAGTTCATTCCGGTTTGATCTCGTAACGAGAGAACAATTCAAAAGTTTTATATCTCCTAACAAACAAGACAACTTTGCTAAAACATTTATCGCTAAATGTGATATGTTAGAAGCATGGGATAAGGTTATTGGATATTGGGAAGGCGATGAATTGTGTGGAGCTATTCTGGTAACTCTATCTAAGAAGATGCCTAGAGTAGCAAATCTACAATTGCTTCATACATTTTACGCTCATAGAAAAAAAGGTGTAGCCAAACAACTCTGTAATTACGGTTTGATCTTTGCATATAAGACAGGCGCAAATTATTTTCGAGTTTCTTCCGAACCAGAAGCTATTGACTTTTACAAAAAGCTAGGCATACAATTTCTCGGTAAACAGAAAAGTGGTTGTCAGTTGGCTATGTTCCAAGTGATTAGCCCATACTTCGAAGACACCGAATACACTGTTGATTCAACAATCTATTCTGCAATGATTAAAAAAGGGAAAGGAGGTTGTATCGAACTCTATAAAGAATATAAAGGACTTGACATTTTCGTAAATTAGTGGTAGTATATGTTTATTGGGTGATATGAAGAAAGCCCAATTTTCGAAACGGTCCAAAAAAAGGAGTGACCTATGAAGTATGATGCTATTTGCTACTATTGGTTCAATATTGAAACGCAAGATATTGTTTATCTTGGTTATCATAAAACTAATGACGAACACGGTGATTATTATACGGCTAGTACGGAAAACCCAGCTTTCCATGATCTTTGGAACAAAGGTCTTCTAGAGAGGGTTGTGTTTTATCGAGGAACTGTTGAAGAATGCATTTCTCTTGAGCATTATATGCTCTCTAAGATGAATGCCAAAAATGATCCTGAAATGTTTAATGAGTCTAATGGTGGCGGCGCAGGCTGCGATCTAACTATTGTTAACAAAACAATGAAGGCGCTCGCCAATAAAGTTATTGATGGCGAATACGAAGGCAATCTCATCAATCATGACGAGTTGCAAAAGATTATTGCCGCTGAACAAATTGTTGAAAAAGTAAAGGACTACAAAAACGTAAAGCACTATCGGGTCTCTGATGTGTATGTTGGTGAATTAAAGAATATGCAGCGGATTCAAATTCGTCATAAACGCCGCCATCTACATCATGTGAATCAGATTGCTGAAAGAATGTCTGATCCGGTAGAAGCTCGTAAGCACATTAATCCAATTGTAGTAGTTGTGCTTCTTAATGGGATTCATAAGATCCTAGACGGCAATCATACTTTGGAAGCAGCTGTTAAAGCTGGATGGTCTACAGTTCCTGTTATCTTTGTTCCTTCATCAGAATTTCAGGATGACTTCTCGACAATGGAACATTTTGGTCGTATCATGAACCAAGAGCCTGTTGTCAAAGAAGGTAATTCTAAGGATGACGTGAAGCGCACTATTCTCTCTTTGAAGGAGAAAGGTGTCAGCTTTGGATCTGAAGAAATGAAGGCTATTCTTCACCGTCTGTATGGTAAAGAATATTCAACAAGCTCTATATCTGCTCTTATTGCTACTGTTCGTAAGCGGTATTTCAACGATCAGGAAAGTTCCAAATACAATTTCTATAATTATGATAATGATGAGCTTGCATCAAAGGTCGATAATTATCTTTTGGAAAATCCAGATCATGGTTGTATCTCTCAGTCTGCTGATAGAGTAATCTTTGCTGGTATTGGAGGTGTTGTTAACAGTTTCCGTCAAAAGAGCAAGGGTCGTAATTGGAGCAATCCAAAAGGTAAAATTTTTGTTCACTACAAGAATATCGAAGATTGGCGAAATCGTGAAGATCTAGACAAAGCAATTAATGATTGTCTCAAAATTGCTAAGTTAGATTGGGTTGAGCTTGACTATCTTCCTTGTTTCTATGACACGGAGAAAGATACATTTACGCATGAACTTCCAAAAGAAAGAAAAGCAGCGTAAGCAAGACTTCATAAACTGGTATCGGTGGTCGCTTTCCATTAAGGATTGCGACCCCGCTATCTTCATGACTAATTACTTGTTCCGTAGGTTCGAGCATAATAGAGAACAGAAACTCTGGATTGCTTGGATCTACGGAACAACATATCATTTCCCAACAACGTGGGTGATTTGGAATGAATTTCCAGACATGGAACTTGTTGGTCTTGATCGATTAAAAGATTGGAACAATAAGAACTATAAGCGTCTACGTTATCAAACTGACACTAAATGGAACAAAGGTCATTTACCTGCACAGTTTGAATCTTACAAAAACTGGATAGGAGATCGTTCTCAAGAAGAAGCGTTTAAGATCGGAGAGCACACGTCT